CAACGGCAAGCCCGACGCAATGGAGGACATGACCGACGACGAACTCGTATCCATCATCGAGGCCGCAATCCTCGCAATGCCGGACATGCACGTCGTCCGAATCCGAGACGCCGCCGAGGACAGGCTCGCGGGCAACCACCTCCGCGTTGTCGGCAAGCGGGCGTGACCGTCAACCCGCTCGCCAGACTCGCGGGCGCGTCTCGGGCGCTCGTCAAGCGCTCGAAGCGGAACCCGGTGGACCACGTCTCGTGGCTGCCGTACCAGATCGAGTTCCTGAAGCACGAGCAGGGCACCACGCCTGTGTTGTTGAGGTTGGGCAACCGCATGGGCAAGACGTGGACGCTCGGCGGAGAGCTCATCTTCAGGGCTCGGGGCGTCCACCCGTACAAGGACGTGAAAGCGGGCCCCGTGCGTCTGGCGCTCGTGTGCTTCTCGATGGTTCAGAGCGTCGAAATCCAGCGCGTGCTGTGGGAGTTGCTCGGCGGGAGCAACAACACCGATCTCGTCGAGGGCACCGAGTTCTCATCGCGCACGGGCTTCCGCGGCCACCGCCCGGTCATCGAGTTTACGAACGGCTCTGAGATTCACGTCTACAGCAACGCCCAAGGCGCGGGGGCACTTGCCGGCTCCGAGTATGACTGGATTGGCCTGGACGAACCGCCCGCGCAGGACGTCTACGACGAGTGCCGCGCCCGAGTCCGAAACACCGGCGGCGGGATCGGCATCACGCTGACCCCCATCAACGGCCCGCCCCTGCCCTGGCTCCGCGACCTGTGCGAATCCGGCGCCGTGCGGGACATCCACCAACCGCTAACGGCCGAGTCACAGATATCGCCCATGACCGGGCTGACCCGCCGCACAAAGGCCGGCACGCCGTGGGATGACAAGTTCATCGCCGAGCTCCGCAAGTCCGAGAACCCGATCGACGCCCCGATTCGGCTCGACGGCGAGTGGGAATCACGCGCTGAGGGCCAGTTCTTCCGGTGTTTCGACCCCGAGAAGCACGTCACGGAGCACTTGCCCGAGGACGTCGTGCCCCTGTTCCTCGGCCTGGACTACGCCGCCGCAGACCGTGAACTGGGCATGTGCGCCGTCCTGACCGCTGTGGAGACCTACTTCGAGAAGGAAGGCGACGACCCGAGCCGTAAGCGCTACCGGACGTACGCCGTCGCCGAGGTCGTCGTGCCCGGTACGACTACGATGGAGATGTTCGCCCGCCAGATCCTCCACACGCTCCAAGACCTCAACGTGAAGTGGGGAGAGCTCGACGGCGTCTTCGGCGACAACCCCGTCAAGTCCCGGTTCACGCAGGCCAGCAACCGCGAGTTGGCCCGCTGGATTGCTCGACACACACGAGTCAGCCAGAACTCGCTACGCCCTCGCATCCTGTCGGCGAAGGAAGGCGGCGGCCGGTCTGGCCTCCAGCGACGAAGCAAGGATATCCGGTGCGCGTGGACCTATGGCGAGATCGCGGGCGACCGTGTCCGCGTCCATCCGCGGTGTGTCACCATGATCAAGGCGCTCGCCGAATGGGACTACGGTGATAGGCATCCGATGAAGGATGTGTTAGACGCGTGGATGTACGGGCTGCGCGACCATTGGTCAGAGGCCCGCAGATGGGGTAGTATACCCGCTGTGACCTTCTCGTGAGGCGCCCGTGACCGCATTGAGCGCACCGCCGCTGCCGAAATCCTCCGCGGAGATCCTCCGGGTCAACCATACCCGACTGCGGCGCCGTATCATCTACTCGATGCACGAGGGCGACGTCAAGGACCGGCTCATCAGGTCCGTCGGCATCTCGCGCGCCGTTGCGTGGGCCGAGCGCCCGGACATGAGCAGCAATCCGGCGTGGTACGTCGCCACGCAACTCGCCGGGCTGTACCGCGAGGTCCCCACCGTGATGCCGCCCAACAGAGCCGAAGAGGCCGCGGCGGCAATCGCGGAGGCCGGCTGGTGGCAGCTCGCCAAACGGAACCAGCGCGACGTCATCGCGATGAATGACGGCTTCGTCCGTGTCGACATCGACCCCAAGACGAACGAGCCCAGCTTCCGCATGGTCCCGGCCGACATGGTCCAGATCACAGCGTCGCCGTTCCGCCCGGCACAGCCGCTTGCTATCAAGGAATGGATTCGAGACCCGGACGACCCGGACGAGTGGATTCGGCTCGTGACTGACTCTCGCGCCCGCAAGTACGGCGCGTTCACCCCCAAGGGCGTAGACGTTTCGGGCCGCGTGCTCGGCGGCGACTTCATGGGCGAGAACTACCCGTTTATCGTCGATGGTGAGCCGGTACTGCCCTACGTCGCGTACCACGCTGCGGCATCCGGCCACGCGCTCGACCCGTGGACAGGCCGCGAGGTCTTCGAGGGCACATTGATGCTCGGCGTGCTGTACACCTACGTCGGCCACGTCGTGCGAAACGTCGCATGGGCCCAGCGATGGGCGATGGGCGTTGAACCGCTCGGGACCGGCGTAGACAGCAACGGGAAGCGGGCCGAGGTCGCGACCGATCCGGCAACGCTGCTGCTCCTCCGCCAGATGGAGGACAGCGGGAACCCGCAGGTCGGCCAGTGGACATCGCCCGTCAAGCCGACCGACGTACTCACGGTCGCCGAGCGGTACGAGCGCCGGCTGGTCGATATGGCGTTGGGGCAGACCGGCGTGTCCCGCCGCGAGTCCGATGTGCGCTCGGCGATGTCGCTGGCCGTGTCCCGCGAAGCCCAGCGCGAAGCCCAACGAGCCTACGCGCCAATCTTCCGCCGGTCCGACACCCGCCTCGTGGGCCTCGTCTCGGGGCTGATGGGCATGCCCGTCGAGGGCTGGCGCATCGAGTACAAGTCAATCCCGCGCGACGCTGCCGAGATCAAGGCGGAGCTCGACCACCAAGTCGGCCAGATCGCCGCCGGGCTACTCGACCCCATCACGGCCTACCAGCACAACCACCCGGGGCTGACCTGGGAGGAGGCCGAGCGGGCTATCGAGAAGATCGCCCAGATCAACCGCATCCACGCGGCATGACACCCAGACCACGGACGCACCCCATGAGCACTACCGAAGAAGGCGGCGCACCCGCCCCGGCCGCAGCACCCGCGGCAACGCCACCAGCGCCCACACCGCCCGCCGACAGGACCGTCTCCCACGACGTCTATCGGCGCGTAGTGGAAGCAAAGCAGGGACTCGAAACCCAGGTCGGCACGCTCAAGGACCAAGTCGCAGCGCTCTCCGAGAAGTCGGCGACGGTCGACACGTTGGCCGCCTCGGTCGAGACGTGGAAGGGCAAGGCCACCGACGCCGCCGCCCGCTTCGAGCAGTACAAGGTCATCAGCGCCGCACTCGGCACGACCGACACCGAAGCGATCGAGACGGCCGAGTGGACCCACTCCCGCCTCCCCGAAGAGGGCCGCCCCGCCATTGACGCATGGCTCACGGACATCAAGGCGGAGCCTGAGACTGCACCGAAGGCGCTCGCGACGTGGCTCACCCCAGCCGCAGACCCGGCAGCACCCACCGCAGCGGCAACCCGTCCCGCCCCCAAGAACCCGGCGAACGGCACCACCCAGACCGGCGCACCTGCCACCGTCTCAGGCGAGCAGTTCAGGTCCGCCCGCGACAAGGGCGTCCGCACCGGTGACTGGAGCGAGTACAAAGCGCTCAAGAAGGCCGGTGGATTTCGGGTCAGCGACAAGAGCGCGTGAACGTGGTACGCTAACAACGTAGCCCATCGGCTGGCCCCACGTCACGGGCCGAGCGGTCACCCACGTCACGGGAAGGGCAGGTAGCAACACCTGTACTTCCCACACGACATGGATTGACCCAGATGGCCAACGAAATCATTGTCTCCGGCATTGGCGACCTCATTGCGGGCGAGGTCATGGCGACCGAGTTCCTGATGCTGCTCGCGGACCGCGAAGACGGCGTCCTCCTGCACCCCGCCCTGATGCACGCGACCGGTTCGAGCAACACGTCCAACGTGGTTCGCGTCTCGCACCTCGGCCTCGGCGGCTACGACCTGCTCTCCGCCACGACCCCCGGCTCCGAGGTCGCCAACACCGCGCTGACCGACGGCTCCACGGACGTGACCATCGCCCCGCGCGCCAAGACCTACGGGCTCGACGACACCGCCCGCTTTGTCACCGACGGCCGGCTTGACCCCGTCATGCTCGCCCAAGACGCCGTGATCAGCATCAACCAGACGCTCATCAGCCTCATCGCCAACGTGACCGACGACTTCACGAGCACCGCCGGCACCTCGGGCGTCAACGCCACTTGGGCCGACGTCCTCGATGCCAAGACGACCCTCGGCATCGCGAAGAACTCGGGCCCCATGCTCGGCCTCGTGCATCCCCGCCAGTGGGGCGACCTGGAGACCGACGCGCTCACGCTCGGCGTCCTTCCCGCCGCGTCCATGGCCGGCGTCATCATGCAGGGCATGGGTCTGTACAAGGGCCAGTGGATGGGGATCGACTTCTTCGCATCCTCCGCCGTCCCGACCGCCAACGGTGGAGCGGACCGCGCGGGCGGCATCTTCTGCCGCGGCGGTGTGGCCTGGGCTGACGCTCAGTTCGCCCCCGAGAACGACCCCAACATCGTCGATCTCGGCCGTGGCCGGTTCGAGCGCGTCCGCAAGGGCCAGACGCTCCTGACCAACTACGTGACCTCCTGGCAGGCTGGAGTCGCCAAGGCCATCGACGGCGCTGGCGTCTCCCTGGTCACCGACGCCTGATTCAGTCTGGGTGCCGGGCCCTTGGTCGCGACCTCGCGTCCGTGGGACCGGCCCCGCGGCTCGGCACCTCTCACACTCAAATCGGACGCAACACATGGCCAAAGCACTCGGAGCAAAGCGAGAAGTCGGAGACGGCGCACTCGGCCGGGCCTACCAGCCCGCATTCGCTCAGCATTCCACCGGCGCGACCCACCCGTTCTGCGAAGTCATGTCGCCGTTCGTGCTGGTCTACAACCCGCTCCGCTGGACGGTCATCTCCGGGCGCCTCATCCCAGCGCTCCACAAGACCACACTGGAGCCGGGCGTCAACCGGATCGAGATGGACCACAAGGGCCGCGTGCGATTCGCTGCCGCCCGAACCAAGATCAACGACGAGGGCCGGACCGTCATCCCCTACGAGTGGGGACCCGACGGCGAGAGCTACGTCCAAGTCGTCGAGACTCGCCCCAACGGCCGCGCCAGTGTGCAGGAGACCTACCTGTACACCTGGGAGACCGCCGCGCTGGGGGACACCCGGATCAGCGTGGACGAAGACGCCTACGCCGAGTGGGCCACAAGCCTGATCACCGACGGCAAGATCCCCGCCTGCCCGCCCTACGTCGCTCGCCGACTGGCTGACAAGATCGCCAGCCGTCTCGAAGAAGACGAGGCCCGTGCGGCCAAGGGTGGCGAGGGTTCCGGCGCCGCGAAGCTGCGAGCTCGTAAGCTCCGGGTCGACCTCGACGTAATCCAGAAGGCCATCAACGCCGTCCCCGCCAAGCCCAAGCGCGGCCGGTCCGCCCGCCCGTCTCTGGGCGAAGGTGCCGACTCATGAGCGGCGAGCGCGAGATCGACCGGAAGGTCATCGAAAACAACGTCCGAGACGCGGTCAAGTCCGGCGTAAAGCCGTCCCTCGCACGCAAACTCGCTCGCGAGAGCATGATCCGGGTTGACCGGAAGCAACGCGAAGAGGGCAAGCGGTAGCCCGCCCACCAATCCAGGGGCCGGAATCGTCCGGCCTCCCTGGCTCACTTGAGTCGCCGGCACCGACCGGCAGGGAGTCCCCAAAATGGCCGTCAGCAACCCGCAGATCGTGCACGACATGAGCCCCAAGGGTGAGCAGCGCGGATTCGTTCGCCTCTCCGACGCCCGCGGTGGAGTCGCATACGCCGACATCATCACCGGCACCGGTGCCCCGTCCGGCGCCTACGGCCGCGATTCGTCCGCGACGATGCAGTACCTCCGCCAGGACCCGGCGAGCAACGCCGACGCCTCGTACATCACGTTCGACGGCGGGACGACCTGGGCCGCACAGAGCGCCGCACCCGTCGGAGCCGCCGCGAGCGGCACCGGCGTATCGGTGACCGCCGACACCGCGAGCGCCCGCACAATGACCCTGACCCTCGCAGACGTCGATCTGGTCATGGCCGACGAGGCCGGCGTGGTCGCGTACGGCTCGCTCAAGATCGCAGACATGCCCGCGGGGGCTATCCAGTTCCTCGGCGCCGTCCTCGATCTCGACCTGACGCTTTCCGCCGCCGGCATCAACGCTGACTGGGACGGAGACATCGGCCTGGGCACCACGGCCGCCGACAATGACGCGACGCTCGCCACCACTGAGCAGAACATCGTTCCGACGACCGCGACCCCGCAGGCCGTCGCCAGCGTCACCACCGGCAACGCGCAGAGCACGATCACCCAAGCGGGGTTGGTTGTGGACGGTACCGCGACCGCTGTTGATGTCTACCTGAACATCCTCGTCGACGACGCCGACCACGACGTGACAGGCACGGCCACGAACATCATCGCCAACGGCACGGTCAAGATCACCTACATCGTCCTCGGCGACTACTGAGGCCCGGAGGTTGACCCATGGCCAGCGGAGCCACCACAAGCGCCTTGACGGCCCGATTCCTCGGACCGGATATGCTGGAGCGAGCACGGGCTAACAGCCTGTCGTGCCCGCTCTGGCAGGACGGCGCGAACGTGGCTCCGACCGAGGCCGGGTCAACCCTCACCGTGTGGGACGGCTCGGGGACCAAGATCCTCGATGCCGTCGCCGTCACGCTCAACGCGTCCAACGTCGCCACCTACAGCTACACGCCGGCCGCATCAATCGCGTACAGCGAGGGTTGGCGGTTCGAGTGGTCGCTGATCGTCAGCACGGTCACCCACGTCTTCAAGAACGACGGTGCCCTCGTGCGGACCGTCATCTACTGCCCCATCACGGACGCCGACCTGTTCCGCCGCGTCTCGGCTCTGGACCCGTCTGGGCAGAACCCGATCAGCAGCCTGGACGACTACCAGGACTTCATCGATGAGGCCCACACCACGATTCAGCTTCGGCTCATCGCGAACGGCAACCGGCCCAACCTCATCGCCAGCCCGTCGTCTCTCCGCGAGTCGTACCTGACGCTGACCATCGCGCTGATCTTCGAGGACTTCCAGCACCGGCTGAACGAGACCTACGCCGAGCGCGCAGACGCGTACCGGCGCCAGTACGAGCGAGCATGGGCGGGCCTCCGGTTCACCTACGCGCCCGACGACGAGGACACCAGTGCGGCATCTCTCCGCCGCAAGTCCGCGTCTCCGTCCATCTGGCTCACAAGTCGGTGCGGCTGATGGCTGTGCCGTTCCTCACTATGGCGGAACTTCGCGAACGCGTCGCCGTTGCGGTTGATGCTATCGCTGGGTGGAAGCGTAGCCGGGTCCCGCCTGGGCGGTTCAAAGACGACACCGACCAGCTGCTCCCCAAGTGCTTCGGTGTTGAGATTTCGGACACCGTGCTCCACTCGACCCCTGGACGCCAGACCCCGACCATCGGCGCCTACGTGGAGTCGTTGGTTGAAGTCGCGTGGGCCTACCGGCTGCGCGGCGACAACCCGATCAACGACCTCGACAACGCCACAGCCGCGGAGGCCACGATCACCGCGGCGGTTGTCGGCATCAGTCAGGACTGCCTGCACCTGACGTTCGCCAGTGCGAATCGCGACACGTCGACAGAGCAATGGGTCCTCGGGTCGCTCCGGTTCCGCACCATCCATCAACTCGCCCTCTCCTGACCCCACGCCCCGGGATTCCAAATGGCAGCCAGCACCGTAATCAAGAACCTGAACGACGGACTTATCAACGTCGCAGATGGAACCGGGACGCCAGTCACGCTGGACGCCCCATTCACGACCGGCGATCTCGCTATCGCTGGGCTGTCTGAGCAGTTCAACGAGGTCGCCAAGTACGAGACGCGGGGCACGTTCAACACCGCGCGCCACACCGCGCGCGTGTACCCGTCGGGCTCGTTCACGTTCCACATCGCGGACTACTCGGATGCGGCCGACACCACGCTGATCGACTTCGTCATGAAGCAGAACAGCTACAGCGCCAACATCAGCACCCTCGGCGCAAACGCTGACGTCTACACCATCGACCTGACACTGACGGTTGAGGGTACGGACCATGGCGACTCCGCCGATCACACCATCGTTCTCACGGACTGCGTGGTTACGCTGGACATGAGCGAGGGCGACCCCAACACGGGTACGATCTCGTTCGAGTGTCTCGGCACCGTCACGATGACCTGATCCCGACCGACACCGACAACCAACGGACGCACCAATGACCACGAACACAGAAACGCCCACCGCGCGCCTGGGGGAGATCACCATCCCCCTCGCCGCTCCCGCCTCCATGGCCTCCAGATACGACGTGCTCGCCGCCGCAGGTACCAACCTGTCGCGCGCCGCGTGCGCCGCTCTGGCGATGGCTTGGCAGGGTCCAGGCAAACCGAAGACCCGGAAGTCGCACGACATCCTCGACTACGGCGGCCGGGTCATGGACGAGCTCTGTGAGCGTGGGCACGCGCCGATCCTCGTCATGGCGGCGGGCATCTCCGCCTATCATGTCGTCACCGCCGGTCTTATCACCGACTCCGAGGTGGACGACGTGGAGGGAAACTCCGAGGCCCCGGGCGAATCGACTTCCTCGTAATGGAAATCGAGCGCGCTTGGGGCCATGAGGACGGCTGGTTCAACTCAATCCCACGAGAGCGACAGGTCAAAATGCTCGCGTGGTACCGGGTCCACACCGACCCAGAGGGCAAGCGGTACAAGTCGAAACACGCGAGAGGTAAGGACTTTTGGGGTTTGTGATGGCGCGAGTAACAGCCAAGGTCGACGACACTGCGCTGCTCGCGCTGATTCGGCGCACGTCTGGACCGTCTGCCATCAAGCGGGTTGAGGCACGGGTGCGCGAAGAGGCCGAAGCCATCGCCGAGCACGCCCGCAACGATTTCCCGCTGTCTCGATGGGGTAACGGCAGCGTCAGAGACAAGAAGCACGCCGCCGACACCATCCGAGTGGTTGGCCGCGTAACGCCCACGTCCATCACATACAGCGTCGTGTCTGACTCGCCGTACATCTACTTTATCCGGTCATTCCAGATCAAAGAGAGCGAGAGTGACCAGCGCGACCGGTTCCGACGGCGTCCGGGTGAGAGCGACGAGGATTACGCATCGCGGCGCACCGTGGGTCGTCGCCAGCACGCCTGGACGGTCCTTGTGACCCGCCCAGGCCGGCGGGTGACCAAACGGGTAGCCCGCGACTTGGCAGCCGACCTGCGCAAGCTCGCGGCGAGGGGGTAGACCATGCCGGCACGCGAAAAAGTATCGTTCGGCCTCGACGTCGAGATCGGCGACCTGAAACGTGAGCTCGCCAGCATTCCTGGCATCACGAAGAAGGAAGCGAACAAGATGGCCCGCGAGCTGCAAACGCAGTTCAACAAGGCCGAGCGCGCCGCAAAGAAGGCCGCCAAGGCCACGAAGACGTCATGGTCCAGCGTCGGCACCGGCGCGGCCCAAGTCGGCGCCGCCATCACGGGCGCTGCTGTCGCGGTTGTCGCATTCGGTCAGCACATGGCCGATCTGAACAACCAACTCACCGACACAGCCACGGTATCGACGCTCGCGGTCGACCAGATCGCCGGGATCAAGCTGGCCGCCGAGGGTTCCGGGGTCGCGTTCGCCAAGGTCGAGAAGGGACTACGCGCGCTGCCCAAGGCCATGAACGACGCAGCCAAGGGTACAGGAACGGCCGCCGACGCGTTCGAGAAGCTCGGGATCGACGTCACCGACGCCACGACCGGCGGACTACGCAGCGCCGAGGAGCTCCTCCCCGAAATCTTCGCAGGACTCAACGCCCTACCCGACGCGGCATCCAAGAGCGCCGCGGCTATGGACATCTTCGGGACCAAGGCCGGCGGGGCGCTGGTTCAGAGCGGCGCTATCGAGAACCTCGACGCCTTCGTGGGGCTCGCGAACGAATTCGGAATCAGCACCGGCCCCAAGGCGACGAAGGCCGCGGCCGACTTTCAGCGCCAGATGGCTACGTTGAAGCTGGTCACCGAGGGCACGCTTGCGAAGGTGCTCGACCAGTTTGGCGGGGCTGGTGGGTTGAACGACGCGCTGGGCCTCGCCCAAGACTCGGTCATCATCCTCGGGTCCATCTTCACGGAAGTTTTCAACGAGCTGAAGCAGACGATTCAGGGCCTCGTCGGCCCGGCACTGGAAGTCGTGATCGAACTCCTCGAAGGCGACTTCGCGGGGGCGATGCGAGCCGCAGAGCGGAACGCTGCGGAGTTCGCCAAGACCGGCCTAAAACTGGCAGCCGGCGGCGCGCCGATCATGCTGCTGACGTCGGGGTACCGCGGTCTGACGAAGGGTATCGAAGAGGCGCGCAAGGCCGAGGAGTTGCGGCAGGCGACGGAGGGCACGGGGACCGGCGGCGGCGACAGCAAGGACGACGAAGACGGCGGGGGCAAAGGCGGCGGCGGGGGTAGGCAGGCAGCCATTGATGCCGATATTGCCGCACGGCAGAAGGCCGCCGACATCGTGGCAGGGCTGTCCGAAGCGAGGATCTCCGACTTGGAGCGCATCAACAACGCCGAGATCGCGGCGATGGAGTCGCTGTTTGACCTTGGGGTGGCTACCGAGGAGCAGGCGTGGGAAGTCACGCAGGAGTTCGCCCAACGGCGGGCCGACTTGCGAGACAAAGAGGCGGAGCACGCGGCGCAGATCGCAGAGAAGGCATCCGCGGACGCCCACCGGATCGGTATGGCCTACGCGGGCGCCGCGTCGGACATGGCGGGCGCCACAGCGTCAGCGTTCTCGACAATCTCAACCAGCCTCGCCACGTCGAATATCGAGGCCGCTACCGCAGCGTTTGCTGTGTCCAAGGCCGCAGGGTTGGCACAGGTCGGCATCGACACCGCCATGGCTGTGTCGAGCATCAACGCCGCATGGGCAGCGGTTCCGCCAGTAGCGGCGGCCCTCACGGTCGCGGCCCTCGCGGTGGGCGGCGCGCAGGCCGGCGCTATCGCGTCGCAGTCGCCATCGTTCGCGGATACTCCCGGCATCCAGTCCGCCGGCCCTCGCGGGATGACAGCCAACTTCGCTCCGGGGGACAAGTTCCTCGCGGGGCGCGACGACGCGGATTTGGTCAGGCAGATGCAGCGGGCGGGCCTCGGCGGCGGTTCTGCCGGTCAGGTCGTCATCAGAGACGCGGATAGGCACCGGGGCAGGTACGGCCGGGACCCAATGAGGCCGCCAGAGCGATACACTCCCCTACGGCGCCGCGCGGGCCGCATCCCTGGAAGGCGATAGACCATGGCTGACATCACTGCACTCCCGCCGCTCTCGGGCCGCCTGCAAGCCCTCTGCCTCGCTCGCCCCATCGAAGTATGGGACACCGACGACGCCGCGTCAGGGCGGTCGTACACCGAGCAAGGGCCACGCCCCGGGCTCCCGAAGGCAGGTCGCGCATCTCACGCCAAGGTGGTGCCCAGCGGAACGGTGGCGGGCACCACAGATTACGACGTGCTGTGCGTTCACGGGGGGGTGCCGGGCCAAGTGGACCATGGCGCCACAATCGCCACAAGGCGAGACGGAGACACGCTGTGGCAGGGGTCCAGGCCGCCCGCATCAATCACGGGCTGGGTGCCGGTCTGGTACGGCAGCGCGACGCAAGACACAGAGCCATCCATCGCGGCGCTATCCGACGGGTCCGCGGTAGTCGTCGCCCGTCGAGGTCAAACCATCGTCGCACGGGTTCGCAGCGCCGCTGGAGTGCTCGCCGCAGAGGTCAACGTCCACAGTCCCGACGATCGGGAGGTCTACTGGCCCGCGGTCGGCGTGATTGACGGAGACGTTTACGTTGTAGCGTGGCGCCGCGGCCGGTCCGACGTCGCCCCCGCACACTACTATCTTGCGGTATGGCGGTCGGTTGACGGTGGAGCAACGTGGGAAGTGGCCCAGGATTACGCCACAGTCGACGCCGACGTGAGGGAGCCGGGCACGGTCACGACGTCATACCGAGCGGGTCGGATCCGGTGGGCATACCGGGACGGCGAGGTTGTGGTCCTTGCCCATCTGACGATCGACGGAGCCGAGGCCGATTGGGTGCGCCAGTACGCAGGCCCCGGCCTACTGAGTCGGCTGGACACCATCGCGACGTCGCAGGGCGCGGCGGGCTGGGCGTCCCCTGATGTGGTAGCCACTCCGTCCGGGTTCTTGGTCGCACTTCTGGAGCGGGTCACCGGCGCCGTGTCGCGGACAATCGGATCAGCGTGGCAGCCTCTCGCAACGTCGGCCCAAGTCGGCGCAATCACAAATAAGGGCATCGGGTCGGGGTGGACCGAGTACACGACCGCCAAGTTCCAGATCGATACGCCCCGGATTGGATTGTCGGTTGTGCGTGACCCGTCGGGGCCGATCTGGATTTACGGCATCAGCACGGACGCCACGATCGGCGGCAGTGGTGCGGGCGCAGCAGCGTACACCCCAGACGGAGGGGCCTCCTGGCGCACGGCGCCACGGACGTCCGACAGCAGCAGCGCGACGGGGTGGTGGTTCCGGCCAGACGACGACGGCGGAACAGGAACGCACGGAAACTGTCCGCGCGAGATTGACGCATGCTGGCTCCGTGGCCGGGTCTTGATGGCGCACACCTGGGAGGCCGCCGTCAGTGGGTGGGACGACTCAGTAGCGATCTCGTACCTCGGCGGGTGGCACGATCTCACCATGCCCATAGAGGAGGACGGCGTGCGCCACGGCGACGTCGCAAGCTGGCGCAAGTCATGGCTGCCGTACGAGCGGCCGGACGATCAGGACTACACGACCGCGAGCGGCGGTACGTCTACGTCAGCGCTCGTGACTGTCGATGGAGAACACGAGGTCACAACCGGCGACGGTGCAGGCGGAAATGGGTTTCACTACTTCCAAGACACGGGCTCCGCGATCTCTGGACCGATGTGGGCGGGCGCCGAGTGGGAGATGCGCCTAACCACGGACGGGTTGACCCTGTCCTCGGATGTGGGCCTTCGGCTCCGCGTGGCCGCAGCAGCGCACGGCGTGGAGATTGAGATCAACGTGGACCAGACCCAGGTGGGTGTGGTGTCTGGCGGCGGTCACCTGACCGGATCGCCGTTCTCCGGGTTTGTGCTCGGCACACTGTACCGGTTCGCGCTGGGTGTCTCTATGGACGGCGACACGGGCGTAGGGCGTCAGTCGCAGTTGTGGTATCGGGCGGCGGACCACTCGGAAAATCAGAAGTGGACCCGGCTGGGTTCGTGGACGCTTCCT